ATATCAAATCGTATTGGTTACGTAAATAGTAAAGACGTTGCAGGGGGAGGAACAACATCAAGTCCTGCAAAATCTGCCTCTGGAACAAAACAAGGATTTCAAGGTTATTCATTCAATGGTGGAAACGGATACGCAAACACAATTTATTCACACGCAAACTTTCTTGCAGGAAAGAAGATAAAAGTATTTGAGAAAATCATTACTGCAATCAATGATGTTCAAGCACTTTACGATCAAGTAAAATCAAAGAGGTCACAATACTATGAGTACAACCAGTAAGAAAGAAGATACAACAGATTGGAAGAAATGGGGTGACGGAGAGACAAATCCAGACCTCAAGAAGTACATTGAACTGTTGGTTCAATATAATAATCAAACCAAAGAAATCTTAGAGGACACAAAAGAGTGGCTACTTACGAATGGGAATCGGTCACGTTAGGACAGAATCCAGAGATACAGAAAATTGTCTCTGCTGCTGCCAAAGCGTCTGAACTTCTCAATACAAATGTTGGACTTGCAAAAAGTGGATTGCAACTGGCACACAAGTTTCTTCTTGGTGTTCTCAATCCCAAGATCATACTTCTCAAAGGAATCGCAGATGAAATTGACAATTTTGTTTCTGATTTTCGTAATACTGGTTTTTTCATCTTAGAGGTCACTCCCACAGGAAAAGAGATTATTCCTAAAGATGCAGATGGCAATCCAATCAAACTTCTTCTGTCAGCTCCTGCAATTGCTGCAAATTATACCGCAGCTGCAGCGGCAGGTCAAACCGCAGAGTTTTTACAATGGACTGTAGACACTTTAGGAATTGAGAACTATGAAGTGACAGGCGCTCCAAATGCATCTTATGCTGTCGCAACTGGAAAAGCAATCCCTGCATCTGCAAGGTCTGAAAATGCAAACGATGACACTCTTGCAACTGCTGACCCTCTTTTTGGAATATTCAAGTTTACTCCATCTCAAGTAATTGCACAAACAATTGCAGCCATGGATGACCAGCTGGATGAAAGAAGACCACAATTTTCTACAAGTGCAGAGGTCGGTGCAGTTATGATTATTGTAGCATACAAAGATATGACTACAAATCTTCCCAACATCAAAACAGCGATTGAAGCATTGGTTTCATTTTTTGGTGGAGAGAATGGTCTATTTACAAAGGGGTTTCAAAAGGTAGGTAATCTGATTGCAGCTGCAACAGGACAGTTAGAAGATCCATCAAAAAATAACGTCACGTTGACAATCGAACAGGTGAGTGGTGTCAAGGGAACTGAAGATGATACAATTGAAACGAGTCAAAAAAACTTCAAGGACCAGTTTGAAGTCAATGATTTTGTAATTGGACCAAGAGCAAAGTTTGGTGCAAGAGCGATTGGTTATGTTTCAAAGGTCAACAGCACATCAACTCCAAATACGAATCAAGTTTATCAAACTCAAGAACTTGTCATAACAGGTGCAACTGAACTAGATGCAATCGCATTTCGCAGCCTTGGTGCTGGTGCAACATTGACTTTGGGTAGTTTCAAAGTTGAAGAAAGAAAATACGTTGATGATAATTCAGGTAAACCTATTTCGGGGGGTTTTTACAACGGATATCGTTACTTGCAAGAAATAGAAATAGTAAATGGTGAATGTATTGGTAACACAAAAGTAGAACGAAAAGGAAGTGAACCTCTTCTTACAGTTCTTGATACGGAAAATGTTGCTGAAGATATTGGTGGAAGACAACCTAAATTTGTAAGAAATACAGTTGTTGGTCGGATTCTCACTCCAAAGACACAAAAGGCTCCACCACCTAACTTCAAAGCCGCAAAACTAGAAGATTTGATTGGAGATTTTACTACCTTCTTTTCTGCAATCGATACTCTTTCAAACACACTAAGAAACATTGCAGGAGATTCGTCTACTGCATTGGATGAAATTATAGCGTATCTTGATTCAAAGATTGCAGAGTTGGACGAAATCAATACAGCATTACAAGACATTCTGAAACTTTTTACAGACGGACTTCCCAAGGGCGGTGTTTATGTTCTTACAGTTCCACCAACTGTAGGTGGAAACGATCTTATAAAATCTGCGTTGAGTAGTGCATCTAACAGACCACCAGATGATTTGGATTTTGCGGTTGGATTCTTTATGATGGGTGGAGGTCCAAGTATGAAAGTCCTCAATAAACTTCTTAACTCTGCCTAAGCATAATAAATAATAATACTATGGCCCTATCAACAAGAACATACAAAGACCTTGCATTTTCAATGTTTGCAAATCCTATGAATGGAGACATTGGAAAATCCACTGGTGCAACTGCTGTCAAACGTGCAATCGTTGGAATACTCAAGACCAACTTCAACGAAAGAGTTTTTCAACCAGAGTTTGGTTCCAACATTCGTGCTCTTCTTTTTGAACCAATGAATCCAATTACTGAAGAACGTATGAGAACAGAGGTTGAAGAGGCAGTCAAACGACACGAACCAAGAGCACAAGTTATTGGTGTAACAGTAGAAGGACAAGAAGACCAAAATCGTTACGTGGTAAAAGTTCTTTTCAATCTATCATCAGAAGCAGAACCACAAGAATTAGAAACCTATTTTGAACGAGTATAATGGCAGAAATCACGAAACTCAATATTACAGAATTAGATTTTGATGCTATTAAGAATAACCTAAAAGATTACTTTGCATCTCAGAGTGAATTTTCTGACCACGACTTTGAGGGATCTGCAATTTCGGTGATGTTGGATATTCTTTCTTACAATACTTATTACAACGCATATTACATGAATATGCTTGCAAGTGAAGCATTTCTTGATTCTGCACAATTGAGAGATTCGGTTGTTGCAAAAGCCTCAATGTTAGGATACACACCAAGGTCTGCGAGAGGTGCAAAAGCAAATGTTGCAATCACAGTCACACCAACTGACTCGCCAGCAACTATTACCATTGACAAGAACACACAATTCACTTCAACTGTCAATGGAACATCGTATGTTTTCTGCACATCTAACTCCCACACAATCACACCTACAGATGGAGTTTATACAGCATCGGGAGTGGAGTTGACACAAGGAGTACCAGTAACATTCAGATACACAGCGAATACTGCAAACACAGAGCAAAAATTTTTACTTCCAAATGAAAACACGGACACAGATTCACTTACAGTAACAATACAAGAATCAGCAACTGACACAAACACGGCAGTTTATACATTAGCAACAGACATAACAACAGTCAACTCCACTTCTAACGTTTATTTCTTGTCAGAAGATACAAGTGGACAATTTGAGGTTGAATTTGGAGATGGTGTTCTGGGAAGAAAACCAATCACAGGAAATATCGTTCTTCTTTCTGGTCTTGTGACAGAGGGTGCAGATGTAAATGGTGCAAACACATTTTCTGCTTCTGGTACAGTCGGTGGATATTCTACTGTTTCAGTTGCAACTTCAAATGCCGCGGCAGGAGGTTTGGACAGAGAAACAGTTGAGAGTATCAAGTTCAACGCACCAAAGAACTTTGAGACACAAAATCGTGCAGTCACAACTGATGACTACAAGTCAATCGTAGAAAGAGAGGTTTCTGGGTTAGATAGTGTTTCAGTTTGGGGTGGACAGGACAATGAAACTCCAGCCTTTGGAAAAGTTTTCATTTCTGCAAAACCATCGGGTGCAACTGCATTATCAACATCACAGATCGCTTTGATAAAATCAGCGGTATCAAGTTATAATGTTATGTCAATTACACCAGAGGTCGTAGACCCAGACATCATTGACTTGATCATGAGCATCACAGTAAAATATGATTCACGACTAACAACATTGTCATCTGGTGCTGTTGCAGAGAAAGTCGTTACTACAATCAACGACTACAAAACACAGAATTTGTTGAAGTTTGGTTCTATTTTTAGATATTCAACTTTGTCAACAAGAATTGACAATACAGATACCTCAATCATCAACAACTTGACAACGATTACTGCAAAGAAGGGTATAGTTCCTTCAACGACAGCGAACAATACTTACACTATAAGTTTCAACAACCCAATTTACAGTGAGTCAACCACTTTTGAAGGTGCAGTATCATCAACAGCATTCTCTTACACAGATGCAGATGGAACAACTTATAATTCTGCATTTTTTGACGATGTAAATGGAGTGATGAGAATTTACTATTTGTCTGGTTCAACAAAGGTTCTTCTTTCAAACAATGCTGGAACTGTAACTTATTCTAACGGACATATTTCATTGTCATCATTTAGACCTAATTCATTCACAGGTTCAAAACTTGATTTTACAATCAAACCTTCTGTCAATGATTTGATTCCAATACGAAACCAGTTATTTGACATTGCAAACACGAATATTACTGTTACAATGCAAGATGATGCTGGAACTGGAACAACTGTAACATCTACGAGTGCTACTGGAACTGTTTCGTCTACCACAACTGGAACAACTTCTGGAACAATAAGTACAACTTACTAATAGAGAGTCATGTCTGCAAAAGTCACTGCAAAAGCTGTTTCACAAGTATCGGAACAACTTCCCTCTTTTATAGGTGAGGATTTTCCTCTCTACGAAAAATTTGTCAAAAACTATTTTGAGTTTCTTGAGACAATTGTTGTCCCATACGGAATCGTAACAGGTTATGAAAATGACTACACCTTTACAGTAGGTGAAACAGTCACAGGTCAAACATCTGGTGCAACTGCAACTGTAAAAGGAACTGGTGCTAATTCTGGACTCAATAAACTTTTCTTAGAACCAACGAATACACTTGACTTTGCAGCTGACGAAACAATAATTGGTAGTACGTCCAGTGCATACGGAAGTGTGACATCAGTTACACGAAATCCTGTCAATGCTCTAAAACTCTTTACTTCATTGATTGACCCTTCTCAAACATCAGAAGGTGTTCTTGAGTTTTTCAAGAAAGAGTTCTACCCTAATATTCGTAAGTCCTCTACAACTGACCTTAGAAAGTTTATACAACATCTCAAGGATTTCTATCGGTCTAAAGGAAGCGAGAATTCCTTTAGAACATTGTTTCGTATTCTTTACGGGCAAGAAAATGTAGATTTTTATTTTCCAAAAACTGACCTTCTCAAAGTATCAGATGGAAAGTGGTCACAAGATGTAGTAGTTCAACTAATCTATGATGCAACTTATCTATCTTTCAATGGTCTTACGATCACTGGTGTTTCTTCTGGTTCTACAGCGTTTGTATCTAATGTTACTGACAGAAAACTTGGAACCATCCCAATCATTGAACTTGTCCTTACAAATACGAGTGGAACTTTTACTCTTGGTGAAACAATTACCGCAACAACAGCTGCAGGAACAGTTATTTCTGCTACAATCACAGGACAGTTGACAGATATTACAATCAATGATGGTGGTGCAGGATACAACAATGATGATGAAATAACAATTACAGATTCGACACTTCAGGGGTTTGGTGCTGCCGCCACAGTTGCAAATACATCTGGCGATGAAGTTACCATTATGACATCTACAAATGATGGTAACGGATATCAAGTAGACGATACGTTCACCTTTGACAACACAGGAACAAACGCAGATGTAACAGCAGAAGCTAAAGTTACGGAACTGAGAGATACTTATAATCTGAGTGTCATTACTACTCAATTATTGTCTGCGGTAGAAACCATTTCTTTTAATATAGCGGGTGCATCTACAGCATTACCTTTCAATGTTGCAGTCCAAGCAGGATTTTTGATTGCAAATGATGCTACCTTTGCTAGTGCAACAAAAGTAGGTGAAGTTATCTCTATCACAAACTCCGAAATAACAGTTTATGACCGAGCAAATGAAGCGCCTGGAGCACAATATACTGATTCGGGTCAAACGGCAGCTCTTCCAAAAGCATACACTGCCCTTGCGAATGGTGATTCTCTTTTTCTTTTTGATGAAAATGAAACTCCAATCACAGGTGCGTTATCAGTCACGATTGATGATGCTTCATTTACAACTGTGACTTCTGACATATTTCTCAATGCTACAGATTATGGTGCCACTTTCAATACTACTTCAATCGGTTCGACCATTCAAGATGCAATGACATTTGAAACTAAAACCTTTGGAAGAATCAATGCAGTTTCAATTACATCTCATGGAAGTGGTTATGAATCAGTTCCAACTGTAAGTATCACAAATGATTATTACGAAGACCTATTTGAACCAGATACCGATTATGGTGGATTCAAGGGAAAAAATGCAGCCTTTACGATTGGAACACTTGGCGGAGAAATTACTGAAATCACAATTAGTGAGGGTGGTTTTGGTTACATCACAGACCCAACTGTAACTGCATCAACAAACTCTTCATCAACTGGTTCTGTATCGGCAAATCTTTCACCAGTATTGACTGCAACAAGAACAAAAACTGGTGTATTTACAGATGATTCGGGTAAACCAAGTTCACAGAAAATTATTCAAGATAATGATTACTATCAAGATTTTTCTTATGTAATTAAGACCGCAGATTCTATTGATGTATGGAGACAAGACATTCTCAAGTTGTTGCATCCTGCTGGAATGAAGTTGTTTGGTGAGGTTGCAATTGCTTCCTTATTAAATGCAACGATGTTTGATAGGGGTTCCAATAACATCAACTCAATTCTTGATAATGGTCTTACTCAATATCGTGAACTCTCTTTACAGCTGATATCAGAAGTTCTCAATAATCTTTACGTGACTGCTGAAGTTGAACTTGTCAAAGAAGTCCAAATGGATCTCTTTAATCAAACATTAATTCAATCAACTTCAAGTATTATAGAATACATTCGTAAGATACTCTCTTCCTCTGGTTCAGTAGCAGATTTCTTTTCATTGTTGTCAGTAAAAAATGTTTCATCTATTAACAACGACCCATTTCTATATCTTGAAACTGGAACAGATGATGAAATAGGTGTATTGTTGAAAGAAGATGGTGATAAACTATTAGCAGAAGAACCAAGGACAACAATATACACAACTGAACCGCATTACTTACACAATGATGATGAAATCTTCTTAGATGATTTTGTGGGTAGCGTCATGCTTCTCAACAGTACAGATGGAACATCAGATGATGGTAGTAGAATTTTGTTGGAAGATGGATTTGCAATTGAGAATGAAAATTCAAATGTAGATACTATAAATGGTAAGTTGTTTTCAGTTCAAGACGTAGACATTGAAAATAGTGGATTGTTGATGGAAGATAATGATAACATCATGCTTGAATCAGAAGACGGATTGATGCTAAGTGAAGACATCGCTAAGTTTACTTTGAAAGACCCTGTTTCAGTCACGGACTATGGTGAACTTGAGTTTGGTACAGATGATGTTGATACAACAAATTTAGACCTTTCATCTAATGGAAAAATGTATCGACCTAGTAAAACAGCTTCATCTGGTTTACCAATACACTTACTAAGTGAAGAATTTGTAGGAGAGTATGTTGATTATGAGATAGACCATTATACTTATCATTACTTCTCTGATGATTTATCCTCAATAAATGCTGGAAATACACTTATCTTCAATGAACGTAGATTAGCGATAGAAGGGAATATATTGTTGGAAGATGGTGATGAATTATTACTTGAGGATGGTGTGCCTCCAAGTTCAGGGTCATATAGTGGAACAACATCTGGATTGGGTAAAGTATTGGGTGATGCAGGAATTGTATTACAAGATTCTGGTGGATACGAAGACATAATTTTGACAGAAGCACAATCAAGAGTTGTGATGGGTTCGTATCTAAAAGACGAAACAGATTTTGGAGAAGACAATATATTACTTGAAGACAACGGAAGAATAGAAATTGAAAATTCTGTATTGCAAAATGGTGTGATGACATTCAATCAACCATTCGACTATAAAGCACAACCACACGAAAATAATAACGGATTTGGGTTCTTCAAACATAGAGTTGACCAAAGAGTTTCCGTATAAATATATCAGAATAAACTTTAGGAGAAAAAAGTGGCCGCATTAGTAACACAAAATTTTAGAGTTCACAACGCAAAACAGTTTCGTGAAATGTTTGACGAAACTGAACTGTTTGGAGGAACTTCAGTAACAGATGCACAAGGATTGTTGAATACAAATGTGTATCTTTTCATCGGCAAATCAGATGCATGGTCTGGTTCTTATAGTGATACAAACGTACCTAACCCTGCAACTGCTACAAATCCTTCTTCGGATACAACAGCGAATACATCTTACACTCATTGGAAGGACATGATTGCGGCCAAGAAGGTTGCTTCCTCTGATGTAAGTCACGTTGTCACAAGACACAATTGGACTTCTGGTAGACATTACTCAATGTATGACCACACAGAGACAATGACAAATCTCCTTGCAGAAAGAACAGGTCAAACAATTAGTACTGGAACTGGAACTTTGTATCCAATGTATGTGATGAACAGTAACTTTAATGTTTACAAATGTCTTTTCAACAACAAGACAGAGGCAGGAGTTCCACAACCATCAACTACAGAACCAACTGCAACAACTACAACCGCAGGAGCACCTGCTGCACTTGCAGATGGATATGTATGGAAGTATATGTACTCCGTGTCTGCATCTGATGCCTTAAAGTTTGTGACATCGGGTTATATTCCTGTCAAACAAATTAGAGATGCAAATGCACTTGGAAACACAGGAACAGCAGGAGGACTTGGTACTTCTGGAACAAAGAATGATGGTTCAGACCAAGCGACAATTGAATTCAATGCAGTAGATGGAGCGTTGGATGTATTCGTCATTTCCAACGATGGTGCAAATTATCATTTTGAAAACAATATCTCAATCGCATCTGGAACAGGGACTTCACTAGTTCTTTCTTCGCCAGGATTGACAACTAATGATTATTATAACAATTCATCAGTATATTTCACTTACTCTGGTTCATCGTATGTAAGAAAAGTTACAGATAGTGCTTATGATTCGGGAACATCACAAATGACACTTACTCTTGATTCTACTTTAGGAGTAACATTATCTGGTTCACTTACTGCAAACGTAGCACCTTTCGCAAGAATTATTGGTGATGGTCACGGACAAGAAATTGTTTTGACTGCAAATAGTTCTGCTGCAAATTCAGTTGGTGGAGTGACAGTCGTAAACTCAGGAAACAGTTTTACTACAGCGACTCTTGACGTTCTACAACAAGGAACAGGTGCAGGAGCAAGTGCAGTCATCACACCTATCATTCCACCAAAGGGTGGTCACGGATATGATCCAGTAACAGAGTTAGGTGGATATTTCATTATGGTCAACTCAAAACTGACTCAAGATGAATCTGGAACTTTTACAACTACAAATGATTTTCGTAAGATCGGATTGTTGACAGATCCAAATTCTGATGGTGCATTTACAAAATATTCTGGTACAACTGCAACTCAAGCAAAAACATTTACTTTCACATCGAACACTGCTGCTATAAGTGGAGACATAACGATTTCACAAAATAGTGTTGGTGCAAATGGTGCAACCGCATACGTTGTTGATGTAAATGCATCTGCAAGCACAATAAGAGTTATTGATGTTACGAATGGTGCAAATGCAAGTGCAGGATATGACGGAAAGCCAGGATCATTTCAATGCACAACTTCTAATGTTGCAAGTGGTTTTACTGGTGTAAGTGCTGCAACAGCGACATTTACTTACACTGGTGGTTCTGCTGTCCTGACCAATGTTGCAAATGGATCAATGCAAATTGGTTCTGGAGATGTAATCTATATTGAGAATCGTGCTCCAGTAGCAAGAGCATCTGACCAAACAGAAGATATTAAACTTATCATAGAATTCTAAAATAAATGGCAAATGTAACTACAGATTTCAACGTAAATCCTTATTATGATGATTTCGATGAGGATAAGGGATTTTTACGAGTACTTTTCCGCCCAGGATTTGCAGTTCAAGGAAGAGAACTAACACAACTTCAAACCATTCTCCAAAATCAAGTTGCAAGATTTGGAGATCATATGTTCAAGGATGGTTCTAAAGTCCTTGGAGGTGAAGTTACTCTTGACACAGAAGTTCAGTTTCTAAAACTTTCATCGTCAGATACAGCAAGTACATTTGCTTCAGGAATTATAAACGACACAAGTTCTACAGTAGGTGCAGGAACTACACGAGCACAAGTCATTTCTGCAATCAACTCTGTAGGTTCAGATGCACCAACTCTTATCCTCAAGTATCTCTCAGGAACAGCATTTTCTGCTGGTTCTACAGTTTATCTCGAAGGAACAACAACAACTGCAACAGTAGCTGCAACAAGTGCTACTGGAAATGCATCAATTGTAAGTATCAATCGTGGTGTATATTTCACAGGTGGATTTTTCGTATTGTGTTTACCCCAAACATTGGTTCTTGAAAAATACAACAACACACCTACTTATCGTATCGGTCTTACAACTACTGAAGCGATCATTGACAGTTCTTCAGATACGTCATTATTGGACCCTGCATCTGGAACAACAAATGCAAATGCTCCAGGCGCAAATCGTTTCAAAGTTACACTCACTCTTGCAAAGAAAGAAACATCTTCAACTGACCCTGTAGCTGCAAATGCGGATGCAAACTTCATAGAGTTGATGAGAGTCGAGAGTGGTGTTCCCACAAAACACGTAAAGTATCCAGTTTATGGTGAAATTGAAAAAATGATGGCTCGCAGGACTTATGATGAGTCAGGTGATTATACAATCAAACCATTTCCAATTCAAGTCATTGACCATCAAGGAGCAACTGGAACAACTCTTGCATCATCCGATACAACAATTACTGGTGTACTGACAGATTTTGAGAATGATTTTGAAGTTGGTGACAATATTCGTCTTTCTTCTGGAACCGCAACTGCAAATGTTACATCAATCACAAATGCAACCTCAATGGTTGTCAACACAGCGTTGGGAGATGGAACTTCACAGACAATTCTCAACAATAATCGTATTTCTGCTGCTCTTGAACCAGGCAAAGCATATGTCAAAGGTTATGAATATGAGAGTATTGGTGTAGAATACGTTGATGTCAAAAAAGGCAGAGGAACAACTACAACTACAAGTTTACCTATCAACCCAAATATGGGTAATAATCTGAAGGTAACTAATTTTGATTTTGGAAATGCAGCGGCAGGAGAAGCAGTTTTCAATCCTGAAGTATTGACTACCACTTTTGATTTGCACTCTGTTACATCTAATAATATCACCCAAACAAGTGCAAATACTTATAATTCAACTAAAATTGGAACCACAAAAATAAGACAGATTGATTACTCTTCTGGTGATTTTACAAACGTGGCTGTAAGTAATACTGCAATATTTGATGCGTACATTTTCGATACACAGTTTGCACCGATAACAATGAATGTTGGAACACCATACACTTCTGGTTCAACTGATATCACTTTAGAAAGAGCAAAAAGTACAACAGTCGCAGACGCTTACAATGGTGCAAAAATTACTCTGGGTTCAGAGACAAGAGAAATTATAGATTATGCAGAATCTTTCTCATTGGGACTTGAAGATGGTCTTGGAAGTATTGTATTAGACAGCACAGATGGAGTTTTGGATGCTGACGATGATATTTTACTTGAATTTGGTGGTGCAACACTCAATCTATCATTTTCAACAAGTGCAGATATTTCAAATACAGTCACCCTGAATTTTTCAACAAGAGAGATTGAGTCACTTGCAATTGCGAACTCTACCAATGGAATTGCAAACACTCCTTCGATGGATATTGATTTATCAAGTAAAGTCAATGTAAATGACAGAGCAAGTAACACAACTTTATTCGATACTGATCTGAACTCATTGGTTTTTCCAATAGGAATTGACAATGTAAAAAGTTTGAATAACGAAGCACTGACATTTCAAGCAAAAAAAGTTATTGATGCAACATTTTCTGGTTCAGGTCCAACTGCAACAATCACTGCACCTTCCAACTTCACTTTTGAGACAGAAGGTAAATCATCTGGAACACTTGAGTCACCAAAAGCAAATTACCTTGTGTATGCAACAAACTCAGCTGCAGCTTTAGCAAACTCTACTGGTTCAATTACATCTGGGACAAATTACATTGCAGCGGGTGAAATAGTTGATGTTACTATTGGAGTCAACTCTGGAACATCACTTACACTTACTCCAACTAGAAATGGTAATACGTTTACCGCAGGGTCTTTTACTGCAAAGGTATATGCAACTGTAGATACGACTGTTCAGGCAGAAAAAACAAAAACTTTAGTAAGTGCAACTGTTCCTGCTGATGGTTCCGCTATAAAAGATGCAGCTTCCACACTTACAATTAGTGGTGATACGAATACAACAGATCGTCTTGCAAACGGACAATTTTTGATTGCACCATTTACTGGAACACAGTCATTACTTGTTTCTGATATTTTTCTAATTAATTCAATTATTGAAGCAAATGCAGCAGACGGAACAGCTGCATCGACACAATTTAGTTCCGCTCTTTTGACCGCAGCTGTTGGTAATACTGCACACGTAAACAATATCACTTCACGTTATATTTTCAATAACGGACAGAAAGATAACTTTTTAGATCATGGTTCTATTACTTTGAAGGCAGGACAGACAAAACCAGCAAATAACATATTTGTTCTTTTTGATTATTTTGAGCATTCTACAAATGACGGATATGCAAGCGTTGAGTCATATACTGGTGTCACTTACGAACAAATTCCAGCATTTGTATCACCAACAACTGGTGTAAGAAAAGAACTCAGAGATTCTATTGACTTCAGACCAATCAAATCAATAGGTTCTGCTGGAACTTTACAAGCAAATGATAAGATACCAGATGCAGATGTAAACTTGACTGCAAATGTTGTATCATATCTTGGAAGAAAAGATAAACTTGCACTCACAAAAGACAGAGTATTTAGTGTTATAGAGGGTGTATCTTCGGACGAACCAATTCTTCCAGCAGATGATGAAGATGCAATGACACTCTATAATCTTGACATTCCACCTTACACTTTCAATGCAAGTGATGTAGACACACAATACATTGACAATCGCCGATTTACAATGAGAGACATCGGTAAGATTGAGAAACGTGTTGACTCACTAGAATACTATACCGCATTGAGTTTGTTAGAAAAAGAAGCATCTGACCTTTCAATCAAGGATGGTGCAACTGGAACAGAGAGATTCAAGAATGGTATTCTTGTTGATTCATTCAACGGACATAATATTGGTGATGTTTCAAATGCAGATTTCCAAGCTGCAATTGATTTTGAAATGAAAGAGTTACGACCTTCTTATTACTCTGATTCATTTAGATTTTCACACGACTCTACTGGTTCAAGTGCAAACACAACAAAGACAGGTGATTTGGTTACACTCAACTATTCATCGTCTAATCTTGTTGTTCAACCTCTTGCAAGTAATACAGAGAGTTTGAATCCATTTGGCACGAATCAACTCAACGGACAATTATCTCTGTCTCCTGCTAGTGACGTTTGGTTCTCTGAAACAGGAAGACCTTTGGTTCTTATCAATTTAGAAGGACTGAACGATCATTGGGTGCAAGGTAACGAAAATGGTTTCGGAAAACAATGGGATGATTGGAGTTTTACTTGGAGTGGTTCACAAGTCAATGATGACAATTTGATAAAGACAAGAAAGACATCTGCTACTTCAAATACTGTTTCTCGTTTTGCAAATGTCACTGGAAAAAATAAGACACGAACAGGTATCGTATCTACAAAACCACCAGAGACAATCAAAAGGTCAATCGGAAATAGAACAGTAAGTGTTTCTATTGTTCCTTTCATACGAGGACAGAAAGTTCAGTTTGTTGCAAAGGGTATCAAACCAAATGCAACTTTCTATCCATATTTTGATAATCAATTAGTTTCTGGAAACACAAAACCAGCCTATGCGTTGACCTATACTGCAAACACTGATTCTGCTAATTCTGGTGTTTTCAATACTAACACAGGAGAACAGATCACACTTACACAAACAAACAACAATGGTTCTGTAAATGTAAATGCAACTGCAAAAGCACTTTATCAAAATGCTTCAACTGTTCTCATCTCAGATATCACACAAGAAGTTACATTGTCAAGTGCTCCGTCAGGATTGACAATTGGAGAAACAATTACTTTTTCTGATGGTACAAATTCAGTAACTTCTACACTTGAATCTTTCAACAATGGAAATAGTACACTTACAGTAAATAGTATCTCTGGGACAATTACAACTGCAATGAATGCTATAACTGGTTCAACAACAGGAACTATTTCTGGAACAGTTTCTCATGCTGGTGCATTTACAACTGGTGAAGTTTTTGCCGGAACTGGTTCTGCCAAAGCGAATGGTAATATCTCAGCGGTAGGTTCAGCTGTTCCTGCATTCGGTGGAACATTGACTGCTGATAAGAATGGTGTTGTCGCAGGAGAGTTGACAATTCCAGCAGATACATATCGTGTTGGTGAAAGATTATTTCGATTGACAGACAATTCAACCGATACAGTTGCAAGTACAGAATCGGTTGCAGAAAAAATCTTTAGAGTCCAAGGACTTTTAGAATCACGTTCTGGAAGAATTTCTTCAACAAGACCTTTAGAACCAAAACGTGAAAACGTCAAAGAAAAGAACGTAACTCAGGATACAATCAATCGTATTTCAACATCGACAAACTGGATAAATCCACTTTCACAAACTTTTATCGTAGACAGAAATCTACACGAAAATGGTGTGTTTGTCAGTAGTATTGATGTATTCTTTTCTAGTGTTGACACAATTTTGCCTGTTACCTTACAGTTACGACCAGTAATAAACGAGGCACCAAGTTCTTCACAGATTATTCCTTTTTCGGAAGTAACAATCAATGCAGCTGATGTAAATGTAAGTGCAACTGCACCTAATGTTGCAACATCAACAACTTACACAAGATTTACATTTGATTCACCAGTTTATCTTTATCCAGATGAATACGCAATCGTTCTAACTTCACCATCTGAAAATTATTCGGTACACGTTGCAAATCTCGGTGAAACAGTAAGAAATACAACTGACACGAAAGTATCACAACAACCTTTCGTTGCATCTTTCTACGAACCTCAAAACTCATCAATCTGGCAACCAAACGTTGAGAAACAGATGATGTTTAGAGTCAATCGTTGTAACTTTGATACTGGAACTCATGCAGTTTATCTTTCACTTGAAGCAAATCCACTTTCAGGAAACACTTCAGGTATCAATTATGACGTATTCAAATTGTCAACAAGTGAACTGACATTCTCAAATACAGCGATTGGATATTCATTCAAAGGTATAGACCAATCAAAAACTGTAAATAGTGACTCAACAAGAACATCACAGATTGATTCTGCATTCACAAGTTTTTCTGCAAATCGAAACATCACGCTTGGAACACAGAAGAAAGTTGTTGCACCAATAAGTTCAACAGGACAAGTAACTTATGCAGCTAACAACTATTACTTACGTGCATTGTTGACCTCAAATGATTCCAAGATTTCTCCTGCAATTGATATGTCACGTATCAACTTGATTGTAGTAGAAAATGAAATCAATCGTGGTTCAATTGCAAATAGTGACATAGTAATCACAAATAGCGGAACAGGATACACAAGTGCTCCAACTGTAACAATTTCAGGTGGAGGTGGTTCTGGTGCTACTGCAACTGCAACATTGGATGGAACAGAAGTAAGTGGAGTCACAGTAACCGCTGGTGGTTCTGGATATTATGAAACTCCAACACTTGCGTTTTCTGGTGGTGGGGGTTCATCCGCAGCCGCAACAATCTCTAGTGAACTTGGTTCAAATGGCGGAAACGCAAAAACAAGATATATATCCAGAAGAGTCACACTAGAAGATGGATTTGATGCTCAGGACTTGAAAGTTTTCCTAAACGCATACAAACCAAAAGATACAGATATCAAAGTGTACTTTAGAGTACACAATTCAGAAGACCCAGAGGATTTTGAAGATAAACCATATGTTCTTTTCACTCAAGAAACAGATGCAAATCTTATTTCTGCGAGCGAAAGTGACATCAAAGAATATGTTTTCAGAACTTCTTCAAATAATATTTCATATACTTCTGGAACTCAAACATACGATAATTTCAAGACATTCTCAATAAAGATTGTTCTTGGTTCAGCATCAACTGCAATCATTCCAAAGATTAAGGATATGAAAGCAATTGCATTAGATTTCTAATATGTACGCAAAGACGGATAAAGTTGGAATCATCAGAGACATGAACAACCAAGCGTTGTTGTCAAATGATGTTACAAGTTTACACGCACATAGAGAAGAACTAAGACAAAAAAGAGAACTTCATAATAAATTGAATGATATAAATATTATGAAGGAACAGATTCAACAATTGATGGTGCTTCGTGATGAGTTTCAAGAAATAAAACAATTGTTACAAATTCACATTCAGAGAGATAATAAATGGCCGGTGTAAATAGAAGTAATGTCGCTGTAACGGATACGTTTGATACGTGGAGAATCCGTACAAACGAATTGAATACGACACTCAACGAAGCGACAGATGCTATTACTGCAAACACAATCATTTTTCGTGACGATAGTTCAAATTATACTGCAAACGCAGCGACACTCAATGCAATTGCAGTCACACACGGAACAACTACGAGTGCAGTCACAGTCACATCTGCTCTTGCAGCTGCAAGTGATGGGACAGTCGCATCCATTCTTACAACTGGTGGTATTTACGCAACGCTAGATTCAAAGTTTGCTGCTGATTTGACAATTGGTACAGATTTGTCAGTTGAGGGGAGTAGCACACTTGGTAATGCGGTAACAGACACAATCACTTTCACAGGTAGAGTTGCTTCAGGAACACATTTATTACCCATTGCAAATAATTCTACAAACCTTGGAAGTGCAGATTTACAATTTCAACAAGTTTACTCTGAACAGAACTTAATTGTTGCAACACAAGATATCAATGCAAATGTATTTTCTGTAACATCTGCAAATGGTGCAGGACACACGGCAGTTCTCAAGAATGATGCAGCCGTAACAGGAACAGTTCTTCAAGTTCTCTCTGACTCAAGTAGCACAGGAACAAGAGACATTGCAAAAATTGTAAACGATAATACTTCTGCTACTGGTGCAACTGCACTTCATATTCAGTCAGATGCTGGTAGAGCAGTATTCATTGATGCAAATCTCGCTGATGGTGGATATGCATTACAAGTTGATTCTGAAATTGCAACAACTAATACAATGGCGGTGGATGCAGCTACAACAACTGCAACTGGTGCGTTATTTAACTTTCCAAGTTTGACAACTGGTTCTGGTATTGACGTAACTTCTGCATCCTCAAACTTAGGAACTGCTGGTGCGGTTGTAGAAATATCACAAACATCTGGAACGATGTCCTCTGCGAATGCTGCTGTTCTAAGTTTGAAACAAGCAGGAGCGGGAACTACTGGTTTAAAGATTGAAACGACACACGCAACTGCAAATACATCTCTAAGAATTGATTCAAGTCAAACGACAGAAAATGTAATTGAGGTTCAAGCAAATGCATTAACATCTGGTGATATGTTGAATGCAAATACAAATGCAGAACACTCTGGTCAGATGTTTTCACTCACATCGTACAATGCAGCCGATACTGCTAGAGGTGAGGCATTACATATTCTTTATCGTACTGCAAACACAACTGCAAAAGCAATAACAGTTGCAAATAGTTCCGCAGACATTTTTTCGGTAGAACAATCTGGTGACACAGTAATCGGTAGAGATTTACAAGTAGGTGGAAATCTTCATGTAGTGGGAACTACAACACAAATTAATTCTTCCACTACTCTTGTCAAAGATAAAGCGATTGTCCTTGGAGCACAAAGTAACGTAGTAACTGGTGCAACTTATACTGCCGCTGACCCTGCGGTTGTGACTTCAACCGCTCATGGATTAAGTGATGATGATATTATTTTTGTTGTATCATCAACTGGAACTGGAATTGTGTCAGAACAACTTGTCAAGGTTACAAGTTCTGCGACCAATACTTTTACTGCACAGACAATAGGTGGTGCAAATATTGACGCTTCAAGTGATTCAACTTCAAGAACATTTTCTTGGGTTGGACCACAAACAGACGCTTTGACTGATGATGCAGGATTACAAATACCAGGCAGTACAGCAGTTCACTCTTTACTTTGGGACGATACAGATAATTATTGGAAACTAAACGATTCAACAAAGATTGATTCAACAGGTCAGTTCGTTTTTCCAGTAGGAACCACAGCACAACAACCATCTGGTACTGCATCTGCAACTGTTCCAGCTGCAACTTTAGGTGCTATGAGATTCAACTCAACTCAAGCAAAGTTTGAGGGTGTTACAACTGGAACTACCTTTGAGAATATGTCAACCGAATCTTTTTCAATTGCAGTAGCGATTGCATTGGGGTAGATAATAAATATTTAAAATAATTTTTTAGAGACAAAAAATGGCAACACAGTTTATAAACTATACAGCACAAAATATTGGAACAACCACATACCATATGATTGATGGAACTGCAACAACAAGTGACCCTACTGGTGTTGCTAGTTTAGATTCAGGTAAAGCACAGATTATGATTGGGTGCATGGTTGCAAATATTAAGACAACATCAGTAGAAGCGACTGTTTCAATAAGAAATGGTTCTACTGTTACACGATTAGTAAAAAGTGTGACCATTCCAGCTGGTGATTCAGTTGAAGTTGTACAAGGAAAAGTTGTGATGGAAGCAGGAGATGAAATAGAAGTTTCTGCAAATTCTGCGACTGCACTTGATTGTGTGGTATCTGTGCTAAAGAATGCATAAAGACAATAAAGAATAATAAAGGTTTAAATCAATGGGTGTTAAATTCATATCTGGTTTCAGAGGTTATGATAATGCAAAACAGCATTTACGCAGAAGTGTTCATGCTGGGTCTGACCTCACAAGTGGAAACACTGTATTAAATCCTTCTCAAGCCTTTGACCAACAAGCGTGTTTCGTTTATCTCAACGGAGTCATGCAAAAAGAAGGTTCTGGAACCGCTGGGGATTATACACTTTCTGGTACTTCTACTGTAACATTCAACTCTGCTGTTGCCACAACTGATGTTATAGAAGTCGTTTCGTATAATTTTGCGAATCCAACATTACCAGAGTCAATGATTGAATCTGACCAGACAATCACCTCTGCACAAGCAACTTATCACGCAACTGATGTAACAGGTGCAACATACACTGCAAGTACCGATACAATTACAAAAGCATCACAAGACCTGAACGTTGGTGACGTTATCAATGTTACCGCTGCAACTGGT